AACCACTGTCTGAAGGGTTTAATTTCCCTGCATATAGGGCTGAAACTAAAGAAGAGTACGCGGTTGACTTAGCAATTGGCATAGTAAAGGTAGGTTATACTATTTCCACCGGTGGCGCACTACCTGCTGCTAAAACAGCACTAGGTTACACTTGGTCATTAGTTAGTTAATCTTCTCAGGTATCATAGTAATGTGTGATTTCCAATCACAGGTTAAACAGCCTTTTCTTACTGCAATTATTTTGTAATGTTCATCTTCTAAATATTCAGTAATACATTTAGAACCACATTCAAAACATTTCATGTCTTTATCCCCCTGTTAATTGCACGACATTTGTCGCACCGATACATAGCAACATCAGCAAAAAAACCAACTATACATCCGGTTGATTGATTTGGACATTCCCAAAGTAGCTTAGAATTACCCCAAGCGATATGCGTTCCGCAAATGTGCCTCATACAACATACGCCTCCGTATTCATTCTAGTGCGACATAAAGTACAGAATGGCATATTATTAGACATCTGTAAAATTCTAACGTGCATGCAATTAGGACAACGGTATTGTTTCCAAATTCTCCTCATTCTAGCTCCTCCATTCTCTTGAGTAGTATTGTTCTAAGAACTTCATCATTTGGATATCTACCCAAAGCCAATGACAAAATTCGTCTTGTTGTTAAATCTCCAGCGTTAAAAGAATCCTCATCATCTAATCGAGCGCGTACAGCCTTCTCGATGTATTCGGACCTCTTACCGGATTTGCGTAATCTTTCCAATTCTCCAACCATAGTGTAGGGTAAATACACCTTAATTTCTATTTTCTTTCTCATTCTTCTTCCCTCAAAATTCGTATTTCTGCTTTAGATGACAACAACATAATGTCTTCAATCCATTGATACAATTCCATCCATTCTAAATGCTGATAATCATCTATATGCCTACCAATTGCACTCAAAACTAACTCCAATTCTTGCGTAATCCGGTTCATAATGCTCCCCTTGTGGTTAGGGGAGGGAGCACCCCCTTATAGAATGGTAGGATAAACAGGCCACTGCGGGGCAGTTACGGCCTTAGCGACAGCCCACCTGTTCAAGACAAAGGTAAGGTATTGTTTATAGAGTTAGTAGTATCAAAAGTAAACTATGGCAAGCGCTAAAACCAAAGAATTTGAAATATTTGTATCAACTCAGGCTGATGCAACAGGAGACAACACCGTATTAGATTTGACTGATTATGTTGATATTGCAGACAACCAAGCATTTGAAATCCATGAAGTAAGCATGGTTCTTGACCCTGAAGAAGAATTAAGCAGTTTAACACAAGATGCTGAAGCAATTTTCCAACTTGCTGATTCCAATATTGCAGCATTTGTAAGTCATGCTGACCGCACTTCTCTGTATGTGTGCCGTCAAACCTTTGACTCTACAAGTCTAGGACAGTGGGAAATGGAATCATTCAGTTCAATTACCCCCCTAATCGTTAGTAAAACGCTATGGCTAAGAAACAAAGCAATAGGACAAGCAGGTATCAACCTAAATTACACATTAAGAATGAAAGGACGTATTGTTACACCATCCGCTAAGGATTACATGGCTCTAGTTCTAACACAGACAGGCAACGTTGCTTGAGGTGGTCCACTTGGTTAAAGTGGAAGGCACTCTTGAAGAGTTGCGGGAACTGTTTGTGGAAGGTGCTAAATCAGAAGCAAAGAGACAAGCAAAAAAGGCAGGTGTAGAAGTTGTTAAGTCTGTTACTAAGTCTGCTAAGAAGCGCACTAAGAGTGCTTGGCAGAAGTATATCTCCCAAAAGAAGAACCAAATTAAGTTTAAGAGTGGACCTAGAAAGGGACGACTTGACCTCGCCAAGATGTCACGAGCTTACAAACGTTCCAGAAAGAAGTGAGGAGGAATAAGGATGGCACGTATTGTAGACAAAGATACACGTCTTATTGATGTGGACTTTGGCCCTGTTTCTGTTAGCGGTATTAGAAGAATTAACGAACCATTTCCCGATGGAACTGTAGGCAGTATATTCAATTTCTCTGGTGCCGGTATGGACCAAGTAATTAGGCAAGATGCTGATGGAGTAGAAGCGGGTTCTTTTATTCAATATCAAAGAATTGACCTTTCTTACATGGCCGAAAACGGAGAGATTATGCAACCTGTTGAAGTGTCAGTTCAAAGAACATCACCCGTTCCATATGGTACTCATGAAAATGGTAACAACTCAGACGCAATCATGGAATACATTTACATTTTCAGTAGACCATTAAACAATGCTGAACTACCTATTGCATTCCCGTCAATATGGCCGGAAATAACCAACTTAGGTTTAGATTATGGTTCAAGTCAATACGGTGGTGATAGTGGCGGCGGTATTAGTCAAGCCCAAAACATCTATGCTGAAAAAAGAACTTACACATGGAATGGTAATCAAGGCGCTACTCAAGCAAACGGTGAATTAGTATTAGGTAATCCCGATTTAAATTCTCAATTTGGAGAGCCTACGCTTACTGATGTAAACACTTGGGGTTCAATGTCTGCTATTACAGGACCAAACCTTCACTGTTACAGAGTTGTATACAGTAGAGTTCAAGGGTTTATTGCACCGGGCGCATTATTTCAAAATGTAAACTTTGGTGGATTTACAACATTGGCATATCCTCCTGTTAATGTTACATTCTTGTGTAAAGACCCTAAGTATACTGAAGGTGAATATTTAACCCGCCTTGCTAACGCTATGAATAGTTTGCAACCGGGGGATTTAGTCAATGACTAGTTTGCCTTTTGTGTTTCCAACTGAACAACGTGTTTTAACTCCTCAAGAGTACGCTGCACTAGGTTATATTCCAATTCGCGAGCTAGATGTGGATTTAAAATTAAAACCCGATAAACCACTGTCTGAAGGGTTTAATTTCCCTGCATATAGGGCTGAAACTAAAGAAGAGTACGCGGTTGACTTAGCAATTGGCATAGTAAAGGTAGGTTATAC